CATGGCCGGAACTTTTTTCATACTCCGCCATACTATGGTGGGCTACCACCTGAAAGTATTTGTTATTCATAAGGTTTTCTGTGCAAACATTAACTTCCAACCCGTTTCTGTCTGCGATGATCGGAAAGGACAGTTGATCCTGTAGCGTCCACTTCATCATCTCGATCCACCAATCCTGATTAGCCTGGGGATTGATGTAACTCCGCTTCCAACACAAAACCCCGCCAGCAATAAGACCTGCGTCCTGCGGCCACCCTTGATCCCGATAGTGCTCGACCTGAGCCAAGATAGGTTGATCTCGATACTTAACCATATCCCAACACTCTCCAGCCTCTTGGTAGATACAAGTCCGCCAGGGATGTTGGAATGCCGCCATCGTATCTCCGGCTTGGTCAATCATGTAAGCCACAAACTCAGGGCTTGTGATCCTTATCGACCCGTCTATCCAGATCACGTAATCCTCAGCGAACTCTAACTTGTCTGGGAATACCTTGAACCACTTGGCATCCATCCGCGGGTCTGAGAAACGTCTGCTTGTGATGACTTGCTGCCATCCCTGAGGCTTCTTAACACCGTCTAGGATCGCGTAGAAGGCCGTAGGAACGCTTTGCCTGACCGCGTAATGCAATGGGTCATAGTTGCCAAAGATCGCCGTATAGACCGCCGCTTTCATACAAAAAAACGCCCAACGTCGCGTCGGGCAAAGGAGGGGAAGGAGCCAACTTTCATTTTAACCCATACCTTATTTCTTTGAGAATCTCCTCTGCTTGCAGTCTCAAGTCTATGGCTTTCCTGTGTAGCTCTACAGACAGATTGACGATTGCTAGTGCTCGTTGTTCTAACGCACTTGTTGTTTGTGCTTGCTCGATAACATCCTGTGCTGCACTCATGGCTGCTGCTTCGTTTAGATTCATGCGACCCTCAAATTAAACGGATTATTAAAGAAACTAACGCCCACACCTTCATCTTCTTGCTTAGTTTTTGCCAAGACAGGCTTGAACTTCTTCTTCGGCCTGGACACTTTCTTGACCTCGTATTCGTCCTTAACCCACTCCCATACACGTTCCTTAGTAAACGGGTCTATCCTAAACGATGTCTTTATACAACCTTTTTTTAGCAGAGCGTTTAGAGAATTCACAGTCGTCTGTTTATCGATCTTTGTTTGTAGTCTCACCGACTTTAGATCAGCAGGTGTCTTGCGCTTTTTCAGGTAAGTAAGAATCTTCTTTTGCTCGTCAGTCATCCTATCCTCGCGATCTCTCTTTCTAAGTACCAAATAGCCTTCTTTAGATCTTCGACCTCTTTACCTTTAAGGCTCGCTCTCCAAACGTATTTCGTAGCATTGCCAAGGTTGAAATTCATATGCTCCGTGATCTCGATGCACTCTACGCCAGACGGGTGTGATGTGTAGTGCTTAGGATGGTTCACGTTGTCTTGAACCTCCCATTCATCAACAGCGCAACAATGTCCGCACCTTGGGCATTCAAAAGAATCTTTCATATTGTGATCGCCACTCATTTATTTCCCCTTGCTCGTATGGCGGCGGCGCACCAAGTTGCCAGCACATCCTCGCCTTCGTATTCGGTGTCTATGTCTTCACACACCTTTGCACACGCCTCACGCTCGGCAGCAGCAACAAGGGCAGCAAATCGTTCAAGCTGTTCGTCGCTTGCGTCCCAAGTAATGAATGAGCCATCAGGCGGTGCAAATCCAGCACCCCCAGCCATGCGGATGATGTCTTCTCTATCCATGATTCTTCTCCTTCAAAGCTTGCTCAACGGCACGGTAAAAACCCAAACGATCAAACCACTCCGCATTACCTTCGTCGATTTTCTGGGACAGATAACTCAAGTCCTGAATCTCCTCATCCGTCAGCCCAACCCATTGTTTTGGTGCGGTGTAAAGGGGTGCCCATTTGGGGCTTTCTTGTTTTAACGAAACCCCTCTATTTAATCCTTCATTGCAATACCAAGCCACCGGCTTTTGCTCTGTCTCCAGTTCTTGGCGCAGGGTGGCGATGGCTTTAACACTTAGTTCGTAAAATGGTTGTTCTTCGGCTTCCCAAAAACCGGCATCACCAGAATCAGCTAGATGTTTCCATGCCTTGTTGTTTGTCTCCAACGCCTCAAGCGCCATCTTCATAGCTTCTCTGCTCATGTGTTTTTCCTTTTAATTGCCGCCTCTAGCGCTCTTGCTACATCCAACCAACCACCACCTTCAAGCACGTCATCAATTGCTTTCCACACTTCCTTATCAGTCAGTTCAACCCATTCACGCTTTGGTGATGCGGTGTAGAGGGGTATGTCATCTGGATTGGGGCCGATCAGGTTGCCTTCTTCGTCAAATTTTGATGATTGATACCACCAAAGTTCGCCTTTGCCCCCATCGGTAATCCACGCCACCGGCTCTTGTTCACGTTTTGCCTTTTCATCGACACGTTTTTGCGATGTGTCGTCAGCATCGACAAGTGCTTGTCGCAGTACGGTGATGGCGCTAGCACGGAAGTAATTAAAACCTGTTCCACCATCTGCTGATGTCTTTGCATTTTTATTTTCGCTCATGCCATATCCCCTCTATAAAGCTGCCAAGCATCACTAAGTTCTTCTCTAGCAATCCTTACTCTCAGCCTCATGTAGTCAAGATCGTCAAGAAGAATTCTTAACTCGTTGGGATGCACCATCACATACGTTGTTTCGTCTGCTAATTTTCTTAGCAGTGCGTAGGCTTTTTCTTTGTCTGTCATAACTGTCCCCTTGCTCGTATAGCGGCGGCGAAATCCTGTCTATCGTCGTAGCACCATTCCATTTCTTCACATACTTTCGCACACGCCTCACGTTCGGCAGCGGCTACAAAGGTAGCGAAGCGTTCAAGCTGAACATTTCCCGTGTAGCAAGTCCCCCATCGCGGATCAAACTCAATACCTACCTCCCGCGCCATGCGGATAATGTCTTCTCTGTTCATTTGTCTGTTTTCCTGCTAAATACTTCAGGCTTGTAAACCCGCACACTTGAGTTATGCAGGTAAACCGCGCGGATCATGTCGTCAACGACAGCCCAACAAAAATCAACGATCTGACCGTTCGACACATAACTGTATCCGTCAACAAGGTGTGATCCATACCGTTTGCATTTGTCCTGACGCAAGGTAAGTACGATCTCACCGCCTCCCTCATTACTTGCAGACCAAGTTTGTGCAGATACAGAAAAAGACATGGCAAGCAAAACACCAAATAAAAGTTTTTTCATGCTGCCCTCAACTTTTCAGAAATCCTTGCCTTCCAAGAGTTCCAATCCTCTCCTGGCCTAGCAGGACAATTTACTTTCGCTGCCATCTCAGCAGTACCTTTCTCTGTAGCCCACCACACAACAACCTTCTCTTGTGCAGGAGCGATCTCTAGTTCATCTTCCCATCTTCCCTGGTTCAACCACGTAGCAGGGTGCGGGATAAACTCCTGTCCCGTACCCTTCACTTGGTAATACTTATTGTGCGTCACCAAAGCCTCTACAGCAGACTTTTGCTCTTGTGGTGATAGTTTGGCCCATGCTTTCTGTGCAGCACGTTTAGCGACCTTTCTTGGGTATTTGCTCCAGAACTCCTCGAACATTGTTTTCTCCTTTTGTTAGGAAATCTCAATGTAAACCTTATTTTTGTTGTTGACTGTCGTCTTGTTGACAATCTCTACACATTCTTTCTTTCTGGACATAACTTCCCCAAGGGTGGTAGCCACCTCCGCCCCGCAAGGGTCACTTCTGGATGTTCCCTGCCTAGCGTAGCCGAAGCCAGCGATTCTCTCCACCTCTTGCTTGTCCCACCCATGTACAAGAGGCTTTGTCCAGTACCTCACTGACAGTCTGGATCGGCATGAAACGGGGTGTTTCGTCAGCCGGTGTTTACTTCCGCGCAACCCATGCAGGTTCTTAATAACGCTCGGAGTACGGTCTGGTAGAAAAAGAAAAAGCCGTTAAGGATGTACCCTGGTGGAAGCCCCCTTCTGGAGAACAAGGGGCAGGGCACATTCCTAACGGCTTACATCTGCTTCCACACAGACAAACTAATCTTATCAGATCTCCACAACCTTGCAAGTCCACCCTTCTTTTAACTTACCCCATCCGTGAACCTCGATCTTCCATCCTGCCCTCAAGATGGCCGGTAAGTGTTCGCTCTCTGCAATCTTCTTTACCCTGGCTGAGACGTTACCTCTTGAGGTCGTCTGAACTAAAAGCGTCTCATCGTCCTTGAGACAAAGTATGTCGCCTATCCCAAATAAGTCCTGGCGTATACGAGCCCACGGGTTCCAGTGTTCGACGATCTGACATAAGTAACCACGCTCACGAAGTGCAGCCAAAGACCTCTGAGTAGGACTTACCGACGAACGGCGTTTTTTTTTGGTATCAGCGGCAGAGATTGTCGTCACGATGACAGTCTTATTGGGTTGATAAGCCTAAGATTACTCCATCACAACAAGGAGCCAACATGAAAATCATACTCACACAAGAGCAGTTAGAAAAAATCATCAAGGAATATTTTTACGACGACTACAACATCAAGATCAACGAGATTGTATTTGCAGCTAACGTAGAACAGTTCTGCACGATCTACACAAAGGAAGCACCATGAGCGTTGACTACGATGCTTGGCTAGACAGAAAACTTTACGAATACGACCGCGAGAGGGAACAAAATGACTACCAACAACAGTTGGAACAACAGGAGTACGAACTTGACCAAGTACAAGCCGACGAGGAGTGACTGGGCACTATGCGCGCTATTGGGGATTTGCTACGGAACACTTCTATTCCTGTTCATAAAGTAACGGAGCCGATCATGAAATTCAACGAACTTAGAAAGATCAACGTAACCGAGAAGGTCGAGAAGAAAAACGGCCTTTCTTATCTATCTTGGGCTTGGGCTGTAGATACATTGTTACAACACGATCCGACCGCCACATGGGAGTACAAGCCCCATCAGATGTGGGGCGAAACCGTTATGGTGTTTTGTGAGGTCAAAGCGTTCGGCGTATCTCGCACTGCACAACTGCCTGTCATGGATCACCGTAACAAAGCGATCTCTAACCCTGACGCTTTCCAGGTCAATACGGCCATGCAAAGGTGTCTAGCTAAGGCTATCAGTCTCCACGGTATCGGGCTCTACATATACGCTGGAGAGGATCTACCAGATGAAGATAAGCCTTCTGTAGACGACCACATAAAAACACTCTTAGAGGCCAAAACAGTTGATGACTTGAAGGCAGCATTCACAGGCGCGTACAAGGTGTTTAAGAACGATCCTGAGGCTATTAAACAAATAGACGCAGCCAAAGAACAGCGCAAGAAAGAACTGACGGAGATCAAATGAGTCAGATTCTTTCTATTGCCAAGCAATCAGGGGTTCTCATCTCACACCGAGATGAGTTCCTGAAATCGGTGGAGAAGTTTGGCCGGTTGATGCTTAACAAGTCTAAACCGCTAACGCCAACACAAACGGCTTACTTGGCAGCACTCGATGACTGGATGTCTCTAAACGATCTTGCAAACAAGTTCGGATGCACACCACAGAATGCTTTGAAGATGATTCGTGCTCTGGAGGCTCGCAAGTTGGTAACGAAAGAAAAACTCTACAGGAAAGCCTGGGCCTTTTACTACAAACGAAAATGAATTTGAACACATTTGAAGAAGGACTGCTGGACTCAATCCAGACAGAGCGATGCAAGAAACTGCTCTGGTCTGTCATCCAGCTTGCAGTCGATGATGCTTGCAAAGCACCCTACAAAACTAGACCGACAGACGAAACGATTACCGCGCTCCGATTCTTATTCGGAGATCTTTACGAGTCTGGGCTCGACAATTACCTGATGTGGCTTGACGTTGACAGCAAAGAATTCAAGAGACGCATGGTCAATGCCATGTTCTCAGAGCGTCACGATAAGTTCACCGACTTCGAGAGACGAGCCTTTCGAGCCAACTACAACTGGTATCTGAGAAATGAGATCAATACTGACAACTGAGACTGACCGCAGGAGGGTCATAGAGGCCATAGAATCCACGGAACTAGGCTACATGGTCACTATTACCAAACCACCTCGAACAGCGGCTCAGAATCGATTCTATTGGTCGATTCTGACAGCTTGTGCTGAACAGTTAATGGGCCAGCAATACACACAAGACATCTGGCACGAGTGGGCTAAGACAAGGTTTCTTCCCTCTCGTGTTGTAGAACTTCCTGGAGGCCAAGTCAAAGAGATCGAGCCATCGACTGCTTCGCTTACCGTGTCTGAGTTTTCAGACTTAGTAGAACAACTTCTACAGTACGCCATCGAGAAGGGCTTAGTCTGGACAGACGAGATGAAGGACGCTGAACTTGACCTAAGGAAGATCAATGTACTCAAACAAAAAACTACTTGAGGCTTGCAGGAATATGCCTTGCGGATCATGTTTTTGTGAGGACGGAACTGTAGTCGCTGCTCACAGGAATCAAGGCAAAGGCATGGGCATCAAGGTATCTGATGCTTTAGTAGCATCTTTGTGTTTTAAATGTCACTCATACTTAGACCAGGGAAAAGAAATGTCTCGTGAAGAACGTCGAGACTTCTGGAACCAAGCGTACATAAACACAATGCAAGCAATGATCGAACGAGGGATATTAAAGGTGCAACATGGAACAAAGAACTGATGATTGGTTTAAGGCAAGGTTGGGCCATCTAACCGCTTCACGGGCCTCAGACGCGCTTGCGAAACCTGGTACGGCTGCGCGCCGTACATACCAGATTCAACTCGTTACAGAGCGTCTGACGGGCCTACAAAGCGATTCATTCACAAACGCAGCTATGCAATGGGGTACAGAGCAAGAACCCGTTGCCAGAGCAGCCTACGAAGTCCATACAGGCCACTTCGTCGAGCAGACAGGGTTTCATACCCACAAGTCAATAAAGTGGCTTGGAGCGAGTCCTGATGGGTTTGCAGGGTCGGGTTTAATTGAGATCAAGTGCCCTAACTCAAACACTCACGTTGATTATTTACTAGCAAAGGAGGTTCCCACCAAATACAAACCACAAATGCTCACTCAAATGCTCGTGACAGGTAAGACTTGGTGCGACTTTGTTTCGTTCGACCCAAGACTCCCTGAACATTTACAGTTATTCGTCGTACGTTACGAGCCTAAACCGGAAGAGCTAACCAAGATCGAGGCTGATCTGGTTGCCTTTCTCAATGAAGTTAATCAAATGGAGTTGTCGCTATGCCAAAAGAACTAACAGGATCAATCAGCAAGAACAAGAAGAAAGAGAAGGATGTTCACCCAGACTACCGAGGTTCAGCAATGATAAACGGGGTCGAGTTTTGGATCTCAGGATGGGTTAACGAAGGTTCCGACGGGAAGTATCTGGGTCTAAAGTTCCAGCAGAAAGACGGGGAATCTAGACCCGCTAAAACTAACAATGACGAGGATGTGCCATTCTAATGTTAAGCGTACACCACCAAACCATGCTAAAAAAAGCGTTTGCAAAGCGTCCTGCAAACATTTCGGATGATTCTCCTGTACTTGAGAGGATCATTCACATTATCAAGTCTGAGGCTCCGGAGGCATTCTGGAAGCCTACAGAGTTGGAAAAACGGAGGTTCTTCAATGCACCACGGCCAGGAACTCCTCACGAGGATGCGGTCTATCCGTTCCCGAAAGGCCTATTATGAACAACTGGAGAGAGTTAATCGAGAATCAGACGAGGACAGAAAAGTTCAGGCCCGTAGAGGAAATCTGGAGGGAACGCGGCTGGATTCCACCGTCCACACATTGTCCGGACACAATGGCAAAGCACAAAGCGTTTAAGGAGTGGTCGATCCGTGGAATCGTGGATCAACCTTATCAAGCAAGTTAAGTCATCTGATGTTGGAGAGATAGCGGCAGCGTACGAAAGTGCACTGCCGTTTGTCGTTCAGGACTGGGCAAAGATGATCTTAAAGTTAGCTAAAAGCAAACGACTTCCGATTATTGAGAAGATCGACAGGATTCACGGACAGAAGATCGGCCAGATGGTGCGAGACGAAGTTACCGCGCAACACCTTTCGCTTTCTCGAAAGACCTCATCCCAGCAATCCCAAGCATCCCGCTCAAAATAACCCATAGAGCGTCGGTATCTAGCATGGGAGGAGGTTTTACATCTTGCGGAACGATCTGTTCTGCTTGCATCCAAGTCCATGCCCAGACTAAAAGCGGGTAAGCAAGGAACTGATAGAACATTGCACCCGCACCAACCCAACCAATAGCCGGTCGCCAGCCAGCAACAAACATATTCTGGTTGGCAGCTTCGACCTTGTTGACTTCCATTTGACCAAGGTCTATTGCTTGGTCGATACGCTTGGCTTCAAGCTCAAGTTCCATGCGTTCCTTATCGGATGTGTGCAAGTCTCCGATAACTTTTCCGACGCTATCAACGATGGAAGAGATTCCGAGCAGGTTCATAGCTTGAGCGTCCTATTGATCCAACCCAACATGAACTTCATTTGACTTCTGTCTCGCGTCACGATGTCACGATAACGAGCAATCTTTGCCAGCGCGTAATAGGCCACAAATAGCTCTGGATTGGCTTGGTTGAGTGCTGATATGGTCTTGGGCCCGATAACTCCGTCTGGGGCCGTTTTAACGCATATCTGGGCAAGTTTGATGGATACGGGAACGCCAGCATTGACAGCAAAGTTAAAAAGGGACGAGGCTATAACGTCATGCGTTAAATCATCGCCTTTGATCTTGTCCCAAAAGTTCTCTTTATAAAAGTCTCGGACTAACTGTGTCGGAGGCGTTTCCTGGTAGTCAATATGATTCCAACCCTCCCACTTAGGGTGCATCTTGCGAGCAATACCCGCGTAGGTTTGACCACCTCGGTCGCCTTGGACTTCGTGAAGGACGTAACCTCCCTCGTCCTCCATCATCTTGTCAAATGCTTGTTCAAAGTTAGCCAACTGCCGCTCCTCGGAAATACGCTGTTCCCTCGATAACCTCGACGAGCTCTGGAGGCAAGAGTAGACCATCTCTAAAACACAAGACAGCAAAGCCTGAACACCAGGGAACGGGATTGTCCTCAATGTAAGTGAACTGATTGCCATCAGGATTGGCTAACATCCCTGTAGATACACCGTACCTACGTCCGCGATAGTCTCCCCATCCTTTGACTTCCAAAAGATGGGTATGCCCTGAGACCGTAGAGATGCCTGCTTTTAAGGTGTTGTTGTAACCGGAGTGGATACCTGAGTGTTGAAGTCTGTGTTTAATCATGCAGATGTCATTGACCATCACCGACCAACTGACAGACCACTCCGGTAAATGATCTTTAAGTGTCGTTCCTTGAATGCCTTTGAACTCAGGAACAGAGCCAGCTAATCTTTTGTCAAACCGTATGTCGTGGTTGCCTGTGGTTCGATGCAAGAAAGTACCTAGACCTTTACAGGCCTTGACGATCTGATCCATATGCCATTGAACTGCTTCGAGTTCGTCTCGTAAACTCGTGACTGGCTCCCAATCCATAGGGCCATACTTGGAGATAGTCCCGCCATCGAGAATATCTCCGTTTGCGATAATCGCTTTTGGCTTTAGGATCTTGATGAGTTTAAGTAGCGCATTGAACCCCGCGGAAGGTTCTCCAGGCATGAAGTGAGCGTCAGAGAATACGATCACATAGCCTTCAGTTTCTAGTGTCGCTCGTCTACGATTTTCGGGTAAGGTAAAACGAGCGTCTTTTGTCGGTAGAAGGATGTTGTATTTCTTCTCGATTGCCCTTCGTCGCTCGTAAACATTGCGAAGAGTAAGACCGATACGGTCTGAAATCTTAGTTGGGCTTCCTAGTTCTTTCCAGACTCTGATGAACTCTTCATCTTCCGACTTTTTTCTCACGCCAAGCTCCGCGCTCTATGCTCTGGATCATCTTGCGCGGAATCACCAAAGACTGAGCAATTGCGTCGTCAGTCAATGACTGACAAATTTTCACGCCCTGCTTGGTCTCTGCTAATAAAAAGCCTATAGAGACAACAAGCGGGACTTGAAAGTCCTTGGCTTTCTCTGGGCTATCACCCCACCCAAGAGTGTCGTGGCAGGCATCTTCCCAAACTACTTTAACTACTGGAAGATTGTGCTTCATTTTTCTTATCTTTTATGGCATGGAACCATTTCCAGACAAGCCAGCCGGACTGTAACACAATGTAGAGCAAGGTAGCAACTGCCACCCATTCATTCAGAGTCAGACCGCCAACAGTCACGGCTGTTGTGATTGCTACAGGAGGAGTGGCTTTTGCAACTTCTACCAGTACGTCTGACTTCTGTTCGGGTGTCATCTCTCAATCCAACTTACAGTATCTTCGTCCCATGAGTACATTTTACCGTCAGTTGGCATTGCTATGGGAGCCTCCCACTGCGCGTCTGCGTTGAGAATCCAACTGGCAAAAGGCTTGGGTGGAACAAACGCGTCAATGTCCGCTCGGTAGGTATAACCTATCCCTGCGTAATTTTTCCTGATGTTGCTGTTGTAGGAAGTCTGCTTCCAAGTTCCACCAAGAATCTTTTCTAGGTGCGCTGCGCCGATATGCTCTTTCTCAACGCCGAAAGCATCAGCCGTATCTTTGTTGTCAACCACAACAACTTGCAGCACCAATCCGTTTTCGTCTATGCGAGCGAAATGACTCATCTACGCCTCCAGCTTTAATCCAGTTAAGTCCATTTCTTCCCCGACAACACCGACAGGGAAGGTATTAAACGATAGTGAGATTCTTACGTCATCGCCTTTTACTTCAGGAACCATATGCGTCAGTGACGAAGGAAACAGAATCAGCTTTCCTGCTGTGGCTTCAAACCACCAGCTTTCAGAGTTATAAGCGTTCCACTCTGACGGAGGAAACTTGATCTGTTGCCAACCATCACGGTAGAAGTAAATCTTGTCATCAGGGTTTGTCTGCACATAAAACACGCCTGAGATGTAACTGTTGGGGTGAGCATGTTTGTGGTGATACTGCCCAGGTTCGCTGTAATTGCACCAGCTTTGCGTGACTCGTAGGTTTACATTGTGCTTAGGATTGACTGTGCTTTTAAAGTAATCCGAGACAGCATCTTCAATGAACGAACGAAGTGAGGTTAACGCAGGGTCACGCAGTACAAAGTTGTTCGTGCTTGTGGTGTTACCCATGTTGGGTCTTGTCTGAAGCTCACGGATGAAGAACAACTCCTCATCAGACAAAGGTCTACCTAGCTCTGCAAAGCCTACAGGGATGGGGAATAAGTTATGCAACTGCACGTTCAAATTCCTCACGGGCTATGCCCATCTCTTTCAGTTGCTCGTCGGTGTAAATCGTAGGGATGCTGTCCTCAAACTCTCTAATCTTGTCAATGACCCAATACACTTCCTCAATGCTTGGGCATGGTCGTGGATCATCCCACCGAGTAAAAACGTTGTTTGATATTTCCCATTTAGCACCTGGACGAAGCAAGTGCATGGCTGTGTCAATGCCTAGAAATTTGTAAACTTTTGTAGTCATGTTATTGATTGATTTTGATGATTACGATACCGGAGCCGCCGTTGCCTCCAGCTCTATCACTTGGAGCAACCCATGCGCCTCCTCCGCCTCCGCCGCCGGTATTTGCAGTACCAGCAGTGCCAGTTGTTGTTGGAGAGGCGGCTCCATTTCCACCACCACCTTTATCTGCTGTGGTTGCAGTACCACCGCCAAGACCAGCGGTTCCACCATTGTATGTTCCGCCCCCTCCACCTCCTGAATAACTTACAGATGAGCCAGAAATAGAAGACGTTGACGCTAGACCACCTGCGCCTCCAGTAGTTGATGTTCCTGCCGCACCTGCGCCTCCAGCACCACCGCCTCCGCCGCCTCCGTAATTAGGCGCATTTGGTGACGCATTACCGCCATTATTGCCTTGACTTGGTGTTGTTGACGGAGTGTTACCAGATCCACCCGTGCCTATTGTTGGAGCCGCTGCTGATCCGCCACCGCCGCCAGAACCACCACTTCCAGCTCCAGTGCTACCTGAACCATTGCCACCACCAAATGACGTAATTGCATTTGCGTAGGGATTACCTGGAGCGGATGGGCTTGCTGTAATACCAGTTCCTTGTATGTAAGAATCACCGCCTTTAGTTCCGTTGCTTGGGTGTGTTGCCCCTGATCCTGCGCCACCAACATTAATGGTGTATTCCGTACCTGCACTAACAGTCAAAGCCGTCCCTGTCCTAAAACCACCAGCACCACCAGCACCATAGGAGCTGCCCCCGCCGCCACCAGCAACTACAAGATAATCAACACTTGTAACACCTGTCGGGCATTTCCAAGTGGTAGTGCCTTTGAACGTAAATACAGTTTGGCTTGGTACGGTGTACTTCAGGATAACAATGCCGGAGCCGCCTGCGCCTGCGTTACTTCCGTTATTAGCTGTTCCACCACCACCCCCACCTCCGGTATAAGCCGTTCCTGGGTTTGCACTTACCGCCGGACTTCCTTTTGCGCCAGAACCACCACCTCCAGAGCCACCACTCCCAATGGTTGAAATAGCAGTAGCGCCACCACCACCACCAGCATAAGTTACAGAAGAACCTGTAATGGAGGATGCAGTTCCATCCCCTCCGTTGCCTGCAACTGTTGTTGTTCCAGCAGTTCCAGCTCCTGTTGAGGCATTTGAACCGCCACCACCGCCGCCATTTAGCTGAGAGTCTGTACTTCCTGTAACCGTACTGCCAGCACCTCCACTTCTACCTTGTTGTGGATTTGCTGGCGCTCCATTACCGCCATCAGAAGTTGCCGATGGTGTGTTACCTGCACCTCCGCTGCCTCCAGCCCCGCTATAGCGTGTGCCGCCACCACCACCAGAACCTCCATTTGAGCCATTTCCTGCTGCTGACGGACTGCTAGACCCACCCCCTCCACCACCAGTAGACGTAATTGTGCTAAACACAGAATCACTACCATTCCCACCGTTTGCGCTTGATGCAACTGCGCCACCACCACCAACAGTAATTGTGTAATCGGTTCCAGCAGTGACAGATAATCCAGTGCCAGTTCTAAAACCACCCGCTCCACCACCCCCAGTACCAAAGCCAGCAGCTGGAGCAATATTTGACCCACCCGCGCCACCACCCGCAACAACCAAATAATCAACACTTGTAACACCAGTAGGGCAAGTCCAAGTAGACGTAGCGGTAAAGGTTTGGACGATGGTGTAGCCAGTGGTGGGCCATATACCTTGCCTTTGAGCAAGGAACTGCTCCATCAGTGACCAGACACCCTTAGCAGATGTTATTGTCGGAATATTTGCTGGGCCTATGACCCCGCCGTTACCTCTTGGCATGGCGACTCCTAGCTAATATCTTCGTAAGAACAAACAACCTTAAGATCACCGGACGTTCCTGCTGTAGCACCCAACGACTTATCTTCTTCCAGGTAGATATAAGCATCTTTGTCTATGATGACCAACGTGGAGTCAGCAGGAACAACTACTGTAGACGCTATCTGTGTAGCCGTACCACCTAGCGCAGCAGCAGAGTAAA